TGGATGGTGACTTCGGCGGCCTCGATGATTTTAGCCTCCAGCATCGGAGCCACACCGCCTGGATCGCGCTGCACGATCACATCCCTCACGGCGGTGAATCGGTCGGCGACTTCCGCAGCAGTAGCCGCGTTCTCCTGCTGGGTGGCCAATGCGTAGGCGAGAACCTTGACCCGTGCCGCCAGATAGGCGCGGAAACGCTCCAACCCGAGTTCGGCAAGGGCGATGTCGCGGTCGGCAATGGCTTTCCGAAGGCCGAGGCGTCCCCGCCATTCGATGGGTTGGGCAAGTGTGACCGAATAGGCGACCCCCTCAGCCTTGGCGTCCCCGCCGCTCACGCGTTTGCGCCCGAGATCAAGGTCGAGCTGTGGATTGGCGAGTTTTCCGGCCGTAGTGCGACCTGCCCTGGCAACGGCGATTTCCGCCTCATAGAGTTTGATCTCAGGATTGCGCGCCAAGGTCTGGGTTACGAGGCTATCAATGGAGAGCGGCACGGGCACGGGCTCGGCCCGGATTGCCGAAATGCCCAAAAGGGTGATGCCAAGAGCCTTGCGGCAAAAAAGAGACCTGAAAAATGGTTTGGATGGTGTCATGGAAAAAGCGGAGTTGAGGAACAGGAAGGGCGAAAACCCCATGTGTTATCCCGGTCCACGTGACCGGGCATGATGCGCCCCGCAAACAGGGCACAAACGGCCACCCGAAAATGGGCGGGCCAAACAGGGTCAACTTGCCCTGATCAAATGTTCCAGATCGACAACAACGCTCGACGTGAGCCGGGCGAATCCGGACCTCGAATCGGAGTGGCGGGCAAATGCGCCGACTCCACCCATGTCACCGGGCACCTCGGCACGGCGATGCGGGCATCAAGTTCGCAGCAGACGAGGGACGGCAAAACCACCGGCACCGTGTGTATCTCGGCGTCTGGAAGCCTTTTCAAATCGAGACAACAGGTGTCCCCCTCATCCGTATCCCCGCAGTCCTGACAGCATTTGTCCTTGTGCGTAGAGGTTTCCCCATAAGTGGCAAATCCCGGCAGAAGAACCGAATCGTCGAGGAAGCAGACCCGCATTGGTGAAGCGACCACCGGGATGAGAATCCCGAGGCAAACCGTGAGAAAAGCTGCAAGCAATCGGCGCATCTTTGGTGTTCAGATCGTTATGTCAGTGAGAGTGCTGAGTCAAGGGGGTTATTCCCAGCAAGTGAAATGACCTTAATCGGTAGAGCTAATCGGCCATTTTTTTCGCCCACCGATCCCCACATTCTCTTTGCCCTTCATCTCAGGCGTTCTATGTCCCTCACCCCAACCACATCTCCAAATCTGCCATCGCAGCCCTGACGTTTCCTGCTGCCCCGGCCGCAATCATCCGGGTGGTGGCAATAGGGACAGTCCACCGCCTCGCAAGGAATGCCGCGAGAACCTCGTTATCCGGTGGCTGGAGCCGGACCGATTGGAATCGGGTTTGAAACCGTTCCGTGAGACTGCTGAGGTCGAGGTTCGTGGTGCCGAGGAACGCGTGGCCCGGCTTCATCCGGTCGAGATAGGTGAGCAGCATGTCCTGCGCATCCTTGGAGCAGCGGTCCAACTCATTCACGACTTTGACAGACCACGATCCGAAGAGCGATCCATAGGCGAGTGAGCGTGTCCATTCACGAGCGAGTTCGAGTCCCACTTCCTTGCCGTTCACGTCCTCGATGGCGACGGGGTGATCGGCGAGAGTGCGGGAGATCATGTTCACCAAACTCGTCTTGCCGATGCCGGGTGCGCCGGAAATCAACAGCTTGAGCGGTTGGTCGGGGTTCGTCCGCAGTCGCTCGGCCTTTCGCAAAAGCACGTCCGCCACCTTGCCCGCCTGCCCCACGAAATCCGCAGGACAGGACGGGACAAAGCAGGTGGGTGCTACCGATGGCTTACGCGGCATCACTCGCCGCCTTTCCAGCCCGGGTGTTGAGGATCAGATCGGCGATGGCCATCGCACCCTTGCGGTAGAGCACCACGGCCAGCAACTCACCATCGACATACACGGCCCAATGGCGGGTGCGGTATCCGTCCGCCTTGTGATAGGGTTTGACCTCGATCATGCCGCCCAACCCTCCCTTCTGGCACGGGCGTTGAGTTCGCGGACAGAGAGACCGTATTTCTCAGCGGTCTTGCGCGGATCCCCGTAGCGGCGGAAGTGGCGTTTCACGAGGTTCCAGTCCGGCTCCGGTGGCGTGTCCGGCAAGATGGCGAGCGGATCGAAGCGGGTGGGCCGCTCCGGTTCATCCGGCGTCTGCTCCAGTGCAGCCAGTCGGCGCAGTATCGGTTTCAGGCGATCCATCACAAGTGCTTCCACATCGGCGGGCACCGGGGTTTGTATCGGCGCTCCACCGGCCAGCTCGGCAATCCTGGCGTCCACGATCTCGCGGATCAGGTCCACGGGAATTTCGGTGATGGAATACACGATGCCGCTCAGGCTTTCGAGGCCCAGCAGCTTTTTCATTTCCCGGCGTGCATCGCGGGGGCTGTCCGCTTGGAGACGATCATCAAAGACGATCTCGGTGCCGCGGCTTGCAATCAGTTTGTAGGTGCGTTTCATGGTTGGTTCAGTGGTTGGAGTTGAAGCATTCTTCCGCCCATTCGCGGGCGGCCTGGGTGATGGTGGCGACGAACTTTTGTGGGTCTGCCGCCAGCGGGTTGTCTCCCATCAGGTCATGGAAGCTGTTGAGCGCCGAAGTCACAGCGGCCTCTAGCAGGATTTGTGGATCATCGAGTTCAAGGGCGGTTTCCCAATAGCCGATGCGTTCGATCAGCACGGGATACTTGCGGGCATCCGGCAGCGGTTCCTGGCGCAAGGGGCCATTTTGATAACTCTTGCGTCCAATCGTCGCGATGGCGGGGATGAAATCCCGTCCCTTGGCGCTCGCCCACAACAAGGCATGGGCGTCGATTTCAAAGGCGGGTTGGAACGTGCGGTTCACGGGGTCTCCGATCTGCACGACTGGTTTGGTCATGGTCTTCATGGTGTCTGTTTTTTGGTTCATGGTTTCGTTGGAGTGGGCACATGCGGTGAACTCAGGTGTCCGGGTTGCCGCAGGTGTCCGAGAAATCGAGAAAGGGCTGCTGGTGGCTATCCGCAGACTGCGTATCTTTGGGCGCAAAAAGTGAGGGGGGCGTGTTCAGTCCATAGGTGAACCCTAGGTTGCTCACCTTCATGCCGCGCCACTCGCGCCAGTCGCCGTAGAGTTCGGTGAAATCGCGGTCGAAGAACACCCACCTGCCGGGGAGCCGGTCGAGAACGTCCATGCCGCAGAGATCGACCAAGGACGCGGCGACGCGGGTGTCGGACAACAGGCCGTCGGGCATCCGGTGACGGGGCATCCGCCGCAGGGTTTCGCGCCACTGGCACCACGTTCCATTGTGGAAGAGCACGGCGCGGGCATGGCCGGACAGGCGGGTCGTGGCTTTCGCGGAAACCGGGAACGGGTGGCACAGCTTCGGCGTCACCTCCCCCACGCTCGCCCACCGGAAGTGGATCACGATTTCACCGTCGAGTCCGGCGATCAGCGATTCGAGTTCGTCGGGTTCGAGTCCCTTGAACCAGCGCACCACTCCATCCTCCCGCCATGACACACCGGCACCGTGGGGGTTTGCTTCGTGGCAGGCAGCGAGGGTTTTTCTATCAGGCCGCACATCGGCGGGGCATACTAGGATTACACACATGGTTTTCGTTTGGTTAGAGGTTGGCGTAGGGGAAGCGGGAATCGAAGCGGCGGCACATCCGGTCGGCTATCTTCCGGTAGTGCTTGAATTCCGAGTGCAGGGGGCCGACCAGACCCAAGGCGACGGGGCGCTTTGATCCGGTCCATCCGAGGTAATCCCAGAGGAAGCGCAGAGCGTCCTTGGCGGTGGCTGTGCGTTTCGCCTGCGACTTGTTCTTGCCGAAGGCACCGAGGCATTCGACTTCGGCGGCGCGGCGGCAAAGTCCCATCACGGTGGCAAGGTGGTGCAGCAGCTTGTGGCGATTGAGCGTGCCAGCGAAGACCCGGAATTCGATCACGCCGTGGGTGAAGAGCTTTTTGAAATTGATCATCCCGCGTCCGCACCGGCTGGCGGCGTCGGCTTTCCTGGCAGGATTGCTGTTGCGTTCCATCTGGCGGACCAGAGTTCCCACGTCCTCGCCGAGCGTGTGGCTGTATCGGTTCAGGTGGCGTCCGGTTCCCGTTTGGCCGTAGAGGCTCATGGCGTGCCACCGTGCGATGTGGGCGAGCTTGCGGCCGTATTCGCTCATGGCTTGCGGGTCGTCCGTGCCGATGATGGATTTGACGCCCACGGTGATATGGCATCCGCATGAACCGTTCACGTTCGCGCCGATGGCATTGGCCCACTCGACGAATTGAAGAAGGTGTTCGATGCCCTCGCCGCCTTGGAGGATGGGTGAGACAAACTCACAGGCCATGCGGCCCGGGATGGCGCGGATGGAACCGTCACGTTCAGCCTTCCAGTGATTGCCGTTGAAGGTGGGTGCGGTGAGGTGCTGGGTGGTTCCGTTGGCGGCTCCCACGGTCACGGCAGCGCCGAAGTGGTAGCCGCCGACAACGATGCCGCTGGTGGCGGGGATGGTGGTTTCGAGTTCAACTCCGAAGGTGATGGATTCGGCTTTGGGATCTTGCGGTTTCATTTGGGGATCTGGTTGGAATCTGAGGCCGGTGAGCCAATGAGTGGCGCGTTCCGACATCCTCCTTCCTGCCAGCCACCCGCGTCGTTTGTCGCGCACCATCCGCACGCCAATTCGCACCATTTTTATCGGCCATTTGTTGCCGTTAGATGCCATTGGCATGCGGATTGAACAGAGCCGCAAATCACATGTCCCATGCTTCCCGAAAGCCGATGAACTTCGGAAACCGGGGTGCCTCTTTCGCACCGCTCGGCTGGTGGCTGAACTTCACCACGCGGCCAATCAGGGTTTCGCGTTTCATCCAGAGGGTCACACGGTCGATACCGCCGACGACATGGTTGTATCCCAAGCGGAATTCCACCCCGGTCGAAAGGTGGCGGACAATGAACCCGCCGAGTTCTCCCCGGCCAATCATGCCAGCCTGGGCGAGACTGCGTTTCGTGCGTCCGAAGGCATCCTGTTCGGCGGTGTTCTGATTGGTCATGCCCTCGTAAGGCTCAAGCACCACGGCTTCGGCGTCCTCAAAGCGTTTGATCTTGAGCAACCACGCCTCGCGCTCGGTCGAACGTCCGCACTTGTAAGGTGAATGTGGAGTGCGGACCATCACGCCCTCGTATCCCTCATCAAGGCATTTGGTCTCGAACGCCTCAAGCTCGGCCAGATTGCGAACCAGCGTGGGAGTCACGAAAACAAGATGCCGCGAGCGTGGGTCGGAATCGCTGAATCCGAGCAGGCCGTCGAGGTTCGCCACGCGCTGACGATAGGGTTCGTCCAACCGCCCCTCGAACACATAGTCGAAGATATGGAAGACGAAGTCCGGTTGGCCGTCACGACGACCGATCGCGCTCGTGGTTTCCGAAAACGTGCCGTCGCGCAGTATGAGTTCGCCGTCCACGCCGTCGGGCAGGTTGGCTTCAATCCACTCGCGGGCAAACCGATTGGAGATCGGCTTGAACGAGCGCGTGAGTGCTTTGCCGCCGAGCTTGAGACAGCGGATGCCGTCGAGCTTGGGCGTGGCGAGCACGGGGAATGGGAGCAGGTCGGGGCGCTCGCACTTGCTGGCGAGCATTGGCTTGGTAATGGCATTCATGGTTTTGAGTGCCGGAAGGATGTGCGTTCCGGCATCCTCCTGCCTGCCAGTCAATCCCGTCATTTGTCGCGCACCATCCGCACCATTTTTCAGAGCGTTTTATTGCCGCGTAATCAGCCGTAGGGACTCACGACCCCCGCACAAGGGATGGCAATATGGTCGGCCCTCACATCCACCATCCGCGTTTGTTAGTCTGCCGTTAGGCGCTGAAATGCACCGTTGGCATGCGGATTGAACATCCGCGGCATCAGTATTCTGACGGCAGCAAAATTGTCGTCATCGACCTATCGTGCTCGGTAATGATGTAGATCGAACCACCCGGCGTGGCAAAGCGACTGAGTAGCCGGGTTCCGTCGTCGAGCGAGTGCTCGTTCGCCTGCTTGTCGTCGGCGCAGAGTTCATCACCCCAATCGCCGCAATGGTGACGGCGGAGGTATTTCGTCAGGTCCACATCGAGCGCAAGCGCACCGGGGGTGGCGTAGATTTTCCCAAGCGGGAAGCGGGGTTGCATCAGGTGTATGCCCATGGGGATCTCGGGGTTGGTGGTTTATCAGGAATCAATCAGGTTATCGAACAGGCCGGGGATGAATGGATTGAGCGCCTCATGCTCGGCTTTGAAGAACTCGGCTTTCGTCTTGCCCATCTTGCGGCCCTGCGGTGTGTGGCAGTCGTAAGCGTAGTCTGGGATCGGGATGTATTCGCCCGCCTGTTCGAGTTCATCGGTGAGGGTTTCCGGGTCCAGCCCAGCCATCTGGTCATAGACAAAGTTTTGCAGGTGGTCGGGGTCGCGGCTCTTCTTGGCGAGGCAAAGCAGGATCACCGCCTTGGAAATGAAGATGCGGCCCTTGGGTGCTTTCGCCGGACTGTTGCGGTTGATCTCGGTGTAGCTGTCATGCAGGGCTTTCACCTCTGCCGTGAGGATTCCCCAGCAGTCCTCCGCGCTCACGGTGAGCAGACGCCGCCAGACATACTGGCCGAATCCGCTCGCCCAAAGTTCGAGTGCCCAATAACCGGCCAGCTTTGCGTCACCGCGCCGGATTGCTTTCTGCATCGCGCTCGACACTCCAGGGAAGGAGTATCCGCGCTTGGTGTGTAAGTGATAACTCATCGTCTGCTAGAATGTCAGTTTGGCACACGAGGTGAAAGCAGTATTGGACGCCATTTATCACAGCTTCACCGATTGCCGGCGTGGAGCATCCATGGCCACGCGGTCCTGGCTCTTGTAGGTTTCAAGACGGATGTGAGCCTTCCACTTGCGCTTGAGGTATCGCTTCTCGGTGGCGATGCGTTCCTCGCTACGGAACAGGCTGTTGCCGCCGAGGTTCTTGTCGCGCTCCTGGACGAAGCAGAACCGCGCCTCGTTCCAAACAAGTCGGTTGTCCATCAGTTCTTGCAGCGTGGCGTCGATGTCGCATTTGCATTTGAGAAGCTCGTCCCACTTCGGCACGCCGCCTTTCTCGTCGCGCACCACGCCCACCGCGCCCCCGACCCAGTGGTTCACACCGAATGGATCGTTGCGCTGCAATAGCCGCGGATCGCTCCGCTGGTGCCAGCCGAACAATCGTGCCCCGGCCCCACGCGCACACCACGCCGAATTTTCGAGCATGGCGATGGTTTCGGCGATGGACAGTTTCCGGCACCGAAGGGACACCATGCAGACACACGCGGAAATATCGTCGTCGAGCATGACGATGGCGTCATCCTTGAAATGCCGCAGCACCCAATTCCGCACGGCACTGATGCCGGCGATTTCGTCGGGAATGGTTTCAATTTCCAGCCCGGTGTGCCGGTAGTGTTCAGCCTCGCTTGCGGGAACGAGCAGCGTCGCCGTCGGGAACAGCTTGTGGCTGGTGATCGAGCGGCTTCGGCTCCGGGACAGAATCACCAGGCGAAGTTTCAACGGGCGGAATTCCGGCCATGCTGGCGCGGCGGCAGAGTTCAATGAGTCGTTTTCCATGGAGCACACGGCCAATGCCGATTTTTTTGGTTCTGCGGGTGATCGAGTAGTCAACTTCGGACACCCCCATGAGTTGAAGCACCTGCATCCAATCCCGCAGGTCGTGGAACATGAACACGAGGTAGTCGTGAGTCTCGAATGCCTGGCATTCCATCCGGGGGATCGTTTCAAGTTCATCCTCGGGATTCCCCGCGTCGTCCATCAGCTTGCGGATCTCGTCCTCCATGAAGCCGGTCAGCTCGATGTCGAAGTCGGGATCTGCGTCAGCAATGGATTTGAGCACTCGCCGCAGATCGTCTTCATCGAGTTCGGCGAGTTCAGACAGGCGGTTATCGGCAAGCAGGTCGGCCAGTTCCTCCGCTTCGCTCGCATAATCCTGCTCGTCCACGGGGATCGTTTCGCAACCAATGAGCAACGCCGCTTCCAACCGTCCATGACCGCGGACGATCAGGCCCGAGCGCTTCGATACGGTGACGGGATTGCGCCAGCCCTGTTCCTGGATGATCGACGCGAGAAGCTGGATCTGGTGGGCGCTGTGCCGGTTCGGATTAACCGGGTTCGGTTTCAGCGTGTTCGGATCAACGAGGGCGGTATGGGCGCAATGCACGGGAATGCTCATGCCATCGCCCCCGCCGTCAACCTTGACACCACCACCACGCTCATCCGTAGTCTGCGGACAGTCTCATGGATCACGCAACCTTCGCCCAACTGCTCCGCAAATGGAGGGAACGCAACGGTTACAGCCAGCGCGACGCCGCCGTGGCGTTGAAGGTTTCAAAACGCAGCCTGGAGAACTGGGAGCAGGAACGGGCGATGCCACAGGGGTTCGGCCTCCATGCGATGCTGGAAATCATCCAGCCCAAGCGGAAACCGAAATGATGCCCGGTTGACGCCTCCGCAATCTGCGGATGGAGCCAGTATCACCCGACATCGCCAAAAAACTGCTCTCGCGGGACTTCGCCAATCTGGTCGGTCGTGTGCAGAAGGGCGGCAAGCTGACTCGTGCTGAACGCGCCATGCTGCAAACGCTGGCCACCGGCACCGGGGCCGCTCCGACCAACGCCGCATCCTACGTCGAACTCGCTGCCATCCTGGGAATCACCCGCCAGTCGCTCAACAACTGGAAGAAGCGCAAGGACGCCCCAAAGCCTGCCGCCAACGGCATGCACGACGTGGCCGCGTGGCGGGAGTTCATGCGTCGCAACGATCTCAAAGGCGGTGAGATTGAACAGCCGGGTGACATCGAATCGTCGCTCAAGGCACGCAAGCTGCTGGCAGAAGTTGAAGAACGGGAACTGCGGCTCGGAATCAGGCGCGGCGACTACGTGGCCGTCGAGGAGGTCCGGCAGGCGTGGACCGAGTTCGTGGCGCAGGCAACGTCGATGCTCCGCAAAAAGTTCGAGCAGGAATTGCCGCCGATTCTATCGGGCCTTGATGCCACCGGCATTCAGGAGGAAGCCCGCCGCGCCATCGACGAGGTGTTGACGATCCTCCACCAGGGCGAATGAAGACCATCGAACCCGCCCGCAGGAAACTCGAACGCATCTGGCGCAATGCCTGGCGTCCGCCGGATCGTCGTCCCCCGTGGGCATGGTGCGAGGAACACATCACCTCGATCCCATACTCCCCAATTCCCGGCCGGTTCCGTTCGGCCAACTCGCCATGGATGCGCGAGCCGATGGAAGCCTTGGTCGATCCGAAGATCCGTATCGTGAGCATCATCGCCGCGATCCAAAGCGGGAAAACCAGCGTCGGTGAACTCGGCCTCGCCCACATCATCGCCAACCATCCCGGCCCGACACTGTGGCTCGACCAGACTGACGACGACGCGAAAGACCAAAGCGAAAGCCGCCTCCAGAAACTCTTCGACGAATGCAAACCGGTCAGCTCGCTCTATCCGGCCAACCGGCACAAGAAGCGCCTCGCCACGGTTCATTTCGCCAACGGCATGACGTTGTGGGTTCTCGGCGCGCACAACAAAACCAACCTCCAACGGCGTTCGATCCGTTGGTTGATCGGTGACGAAACCTGGCGTTGGCCGACCGGACACATGGCCGAAGCAGAAGCCCGTGTCACCGCGTTCGGTTGGCTCGGCAAGTGCCTGTTCATGTCGCAGGGCGGCGAGGATGACGACGACACCCACCGCAAGTACGAAACCACCGACATGCGCGAGTGGACGTTTGCATGTCCGCATTGCCACCAGCGCCAGCCATTCAAGTGGGAGCAAGTCGAGTGGAGCAAGGACGCCCGCGATGAATCCGGCGAGTGGGATTTTCAAAAAGTCCGCGACACCACCTCGATGCGCTGTGCGTCATGCAACCACTACTTCGAGGACAGTGACCGCACCCGTCGCGAACTCAACCTATCAGGGCGCTACGTCATCAACAATCCAAACGCCCCGAAGGAAAACGCCGGATTCCACTGGAACGCCATGTGTGCGATGAGCTGGGGCCGACTGGCCGAACTCTATCTTCGTGCCAAAGCCGCCGCCCGCAAAGGTGACGTGAGCTTGATTCAGCAGTTCTATCAAAAGCGTCTGGCTCTCGCATGGCGTGAGTATCTGGAGGACTACAAACTCGACATCGTTCCGGGTGGCTACCTCAAAGGCGAAACTTGGGATGGTGAAGCGGGCGTGGACTCTCACGGGCGATTGGTCCCGGCCGGCGAACCTTGCGCCTGTCCTCTTCGCATCCTCACGGTCGATTGCCAGATGGATCACTTGTTTCTCGTTGTCCGCGCATGGGCGGAGGACGGATCCAGCCGCTTGATTTGGAACGAACGGATTCTGACGTTCGCCGACGTGGAGAGTGTGCAGGAACGCTTCGACATTCACCCGAACCTCGTCTTCATCGACGCAGGCTACGCCACCTACGACGTCTATCGCGAATGCGCGGCTCACGGATGGACAGCCCTCATGGGCGACAAGCGGGCGACGTTCACCCACAAGGTGAAGGGCCGGAAGTCGGTGGAGCGGTTCTACTCGCCACGCCGCAAAGTGGTTCTCAGCCGGGGGCAAACATGCTCGGTGTTCTATTGGTCGAACCTCAACATCAAGGACACGCTCGCCCGCCTGCGCCGGAATCAGAACCCGGACGACGGCCCGGTGTGGGAAGTGCCTGACGACATCGACGAAGACTATCTCGCCCAGATGGAAAGCGAGCACCGGATCAAGAAGAACGGCAAGTGGGTGTGGGAACGGATCGGCTCTCGGCCAAACCATTACTGGGATACGGAAAATATGCAGGCCGCCGCCGCTACCATGCTCAAGATCATTGGGCGCGAGTCGGTGGGCGAACCTGCCGTTGACACGCAGGAAGAGGCATCATGAGTGCGTCCAACACCACCTTCGCCGCCTGGTTCGAACCCCAGGAATTTCGCCACTTCGGTGCCAGCGAGTTCGAATCCTACTTCGCCGCGCAGCGAAAAGGAGTGACCAACAGCACACCACCTCAACGGATCTGGAAGAACATCGTGCCAACCTTGCGGATCGTGGATGATCTCCGCGAGTCATTCGGCAAGCCATGCCAGATTCTCAGTTCCTACCGCTCCCCCGATTACAACAGGGCCGTGGGTGGCGTCGGCCTCAGCCAGCACATGGAGTTCCGCGCACTCGATATCGCTTTTAATGGTGTGAGTCCGCAGCGCATCTATGACCGTCTGATCGAATGGCGGAAGGATGGCAAGTTCACTGGTGGTCTCGGTCTCTATCCATCCGCCGGTTTTGTCCACATCGACACGCGGGGCAACAACGCCACATGGAAAGGCAAGTGAACCATGGCTCGAGGACTATTCATCACCGGCTTCACGATTTCCGAGGTGCTCGCCATCCAGTCTCGGGCGAAGGAATTCCTGATCGAGGGCAAAACTCTCATGAACTGGAACGAGGCGGGCAGCTCTGCCACCAAGCAGTTCACCCTACCCGTCGATCAGGTGCTTGAGGAATGCGGCCATGCACTGCGCGTGCTCGATCCAGCCACCTACGGTCGTCCCCGCAACATCGCCGTGTCGCAAGTTTCAGGATACCTACCGAAATGAATCGTTTCCAATCAATCGCCCGTCTCTTTCTGCCCCCTGTGCTTGTTCCAAAAGCATGGGGTTCGCCGTTCGAGGCTGCCAACTGGTCGCCTCGCCGTGGAACCGTGCCTGGTGCATCACCGACCGACGCCCGCAACGAGCTGACTTCCTCGGTGCGCAGCGAACTGGTCCGCAAGGCACGCTATCTCCACAAGAACAGCGGATTTGTGAGGGAGCTTGTCGCCAACATGGCGATCTACTCGACCGGCGACGGCATCCGCGTCCAGGCGCAATCTGGCGATCCCACATGGAACCGAGCCGCTGAAGAATACTTCTCCCTGTGGTCTGCACGCTGCGAAGTAACGCGACGATTTTCGTTCGAGGAATGCCAGGCGCTCGTCTGCCGTGGCATGGACATCGACGGCGAATACTTCGTCCACAAAACCCGCGATGGCGAAGGTGAGCCACGCATCCAGTTGATCGAGTCCCACCGCATCGGAGACAATTTAGGCCAGCAGGAAACCATTGATGGCGTAGGCCTCGATGCCTGGGGCGCTCCGATCTTCTATCGGGTGTTGGAAGACAACGGCAAGGGGCGAGACCTGCCATCTGCCTCGGTGCTGCACGTTCATGAACCGGAATGGGCCGGCGGCGTTCGTTCGCACCCATCGATCCAGCATTCGATCAACCACGTCCTCGACGAAATCGAGTTGCTCGCGCTGGAAAAACACGCGGTGAAGGACAACGCCGATATTTCCCGCGTGCTCAAAACCGCCCGGGGTGAACTCGATGACAACGGCGACTTCGTGGTCGGTGGCGCAGCAGGTGGCAATGACCCAAGCGATCCAATCACGCTCCAGAAGATTGTGGGCGGCAAGCTGGTGGCGCTCAAACCCGACGAATCCATCGAGAGCTTCCAGTCCAACCGCCCGTCTCCTACCTTCACCGGCTTTCTCGAACATCTGCGGCGTGACGCGGCCCTCGGAGTGATCCCATTCGAGTTCGCGGCTGATTCGAGCAAGATCGGCGGTGCGGGTGTGCGCTTGATCGTAGCCAAAGCCGACCGCCGGTTCTCCTTCCGCCAGATGATCTTGGAACGCCGACTCATCAAACCGGTGTGGACCTACGTCATTGGTGACGCGATCAACCGCGGACTCCTGCCGCCCATCGAAGGCTGGTGGAAGATTTCCTCAGTTCCTCCGAAGCGTGTGACCGTGGATGCCGGACGGGAAGCCCAGCAGAACCGTGCGGACGTGGAAATGGGACTCAAAACGCTATCCGACCACTTCCAAGAACTCGGTGCTGACTTCGGCGAGGAAATCGAGCGCCGCGCCAGTGATGCGAAACTCATTCTTGAGACTGCCGAAAAACACGGCGTGCCGGTCGAGATGCTGTGGAAGCCGTCGGGAGGACCGCCATCCATAACCGAACAACCTGAAAATCCGAAAACTAGCCTTGGCAAAAAGATCTAGATCCGATAACTGGAAGAAAAAAATGCTAAACTTAGAAGAAGGAGGGCTACCACTTGCAGAGGCAATTCAGACTATTTCTTGC